GCTGCCGGATCGGAGATCCTGCTTTGCAATGCTTTGAACTTCTTTCCAAGCCTTTCAGCCATCCTAATTTCATGTGACATACCAGTCTCCTCTGCCTCGCACAGGTGCGACAGTCGCTCTTGCGAGTGCCATTAAACATGCAACGAGTGGGTCGATTTTTTGACTGCTCGACGCCTTGTCGAGCATGTATCTATCACTCCGGTCCCGAACAGCAACTGCGTTGGACAAGCACCATTTGAGAAGAACATCGTCGTCATGACGAAAGTTCCCGTCAGCACATGCTTGTCGAAAGATGCTGATAGGAGAATTAAAGTGAGCGGTTGTTTGAGCCATCGAAGCAATAGTCAGTCCCTGCTGACTGCATTGCTCTCCAAACTGCTGTGCCTGATAGGGGTCGATAGCAACGTCAGTTCCGTTGAGATCCCAGTAGTCTTGCATCAGGTCAGCTTGGAGGTCGGCAATAGGTGCAGGGGTTATCCTTATGCGTCCATCATCGATGAAGTCACAGAATGGTTTTTCTCGGAGATCTCTTTTTGTGTTAACCGAGATGTACGCCTGTGTCTTTACTTCGTACCGATAAATCGGAGTTCCATCTGTTTCGCTTTTGTCTGTCTCGAAACGTGAAACGGCAGCGTACGCGCAGAGATCGTCCCTGCCTCCAAGATCCACTCCAAAACTTACTGCGTCTGCATCACGCCAATCAGACAGTTCACCTGAGCACTTGGCAAAGTGCTCCATGTCAAAGATGTGTTCAGTTGAGCTAACAAGCACGTTTGCATGGTAGCGTTTGAATCGGTTCATAGCCGTTACGCTTGACGCTGCCTGCTTCGCTTGCTGCTCAAGGAACTCGGCTGAAACCGATACGCCAATGTTCGGGTTGGACTTTATCCACAAGTCTGGATCGAGTGGATCATCCTTCTCATCCATCTCGTAGCAAGCCACAAAAATGCTGTTATCGTCAACTGCCTGCTCTAGCACCTGCTTGGCGTAATTGACTTCTTCGATCCATATGTGACTACGGTCATCACCTGCAGTGGTCACGGTCAGGATTAGCGGTTGTGCTCTTGAACCAGAACCTGTCTGCATCGTTGAGTAAAACGGTTGATGGACTTTACGCCACGCATGAGTCTCGTCTAGGACACAGAGCACGGGGTTCAGTCCATCGAAGGGCCGGTCAGATCCTACGCAAGAGATGTTGCCACCGTTGTGCTGAAACCGAATGATCTTGTTTTGGTAGATGGAACCTTCTTTGATCAGTGGCGACTGCTCTCGCATTCGAATGCACTCGGCCATGACCACTTTCTCGGCCTGTTCCTTCTTGGTTGCTGCTAGGATGACTTGTGCTCTAGCTTCCGCATCGTTGGTGAACGGGTTGATGTCGATAGATGCCATGAGCATCGCGATGCCCGCAGCAATCGACGACTTGCCGTTCTTTCGCCCCATCGACCAGTACGCCCTTCGGAACCTTCGGCAGTTATCGTCCTTGCGTTTCCATCCGAAGATCGTCGAAATGCAAAACTCTTGCCAAGGTTCCAAGTGAAACCTCTTGCCAGCATGCTTTCCGATGGAGTGCCTCAACGCCACTGGGAAGTACTGGCAGATCGCGTTTGCTGTCTCTCTGTCAAAGTAGTAAGGGAAGTCTTTATTTTCAGAGTTTGCTAAATCCCGAACTTGCCTTTCAACAGCTTGACGTACAGAACGACAGACAGTTATTTTTTCATCTAGAACGTCTTGGATGTATTGCTCACTCGGAGTCATCACGCTTCATTGCCTCAACAATGGATGCCAGTGACTCTGCTTGTTTCTTTTTGTCATCCCCGTCAGGCAGGGAAAGCTTGCCTCGGCTTGCAGGGGTCAACCCAAGCTCGGTGACAAGCTTGATGTGCTCAGAGGCAAGACGACCCATTGCAGTCGATGCTGGAGTGATCCTGCTGCCTGACTCATGGATATGCCCCTCCTGCTGAACAATCTCGTAAAGCTTGAGGTACTCTGCGTAGGTGATTGAGTAGTGTTCAAGCAGGTGAGCATCTGTCCGAGAAAGCATTCCCATCTCTCGGAGGATGTCGCAGGTTTGCCTCCAAACCTTCTTTGCTGTCTTGCAAAGGTGGCGAGGCATGGTCGGTTCAGATTTACTGGAAGGTGGTTCGCGATGATTTTTCCGCTGCGGATCTTTCTTGTAAGATCCGTTCTCTTCCTTGACTTTTGTCGCTAATCGTCTTGCTGGCATTTCCTTACCCCGTTTGAGATTTGGCCTGCATTCTATCAAAATGAAGCATTTCGCCAAAAAGTAAGGGTTGACCCGCTAAAGCAATCAGGTGTACGGTTTTGTTTTAACTGTCGCAAATCTGGGGATAAAAATGATACCTAAGTTTTACAAAGAGATCGGTGCTCGGCTTGTTTGCATCAAGAAGGGAACCAAATCGCCTGCAATACCAGCATGGACAAAGATCGAGGATCGCTATGACGAAGCGTCCAAGAAGTTCGACCCGAACGTCCACAATAAAGTCGGATGGATTCTCGATGATACGCATTTGGTCATCGACATCGACACTCATGACCCAAGCAAAGACGGTTACGCTGCGTTGCAGAGACTCTCGGACGACCTTGGTGTAGACCTTTATGAAAGAGCAACCGTTGTCGTTAAAAGTCCATCAGGTGGTGCTCACCTGTACTTCTGGAAAGACCCTGACATCAAACTGCCCAAGTCGTCGAAGGAATATGCAGGACTCGATTTCCTTAGTGCCGGATCTCAGGTGATCATTGCTGGGAGTTCTCATGATGCTCATGCAGGTAGCTACGTCTTTGAACGTGAGTCCGAGTTTATCGCTCCGGTGATGACTGCAACCTTGCATGAGTGTTTGTCTGACATTCGTCCCGATAGCAACGCGAATATTGCCATCGAGCCATCTGAGGATAGACCTGGCGACGAGTTTAACAAGAGTGATCGAGCACTTGAGCATGTCAAGGGTCACATGTCTCAAGAGGGTTATTCGTTCAAACACAAAGGTGATCACTACGAGTTCACGCGACCAGGTAAGACCGACAATTCGTTTGCCATCTCGGGAACGCTCGGACGTAAAAGCAAGCAGGGAAACTACATTCTTCGCAACTTCTCCACCAGTGACCCAGTCTTTCCTAGCGATGCGTCCATCACTATCTTTGAAGCATTCAGACTGATCAACCACTGGGATCGGGATCAGGTGACATTGCATGCGTCTGACTTGGGGTTTGGTTCGCAGATTGATGTCAGTGAGATTGAAGAAAGCGTTGATGATTGGCTTGCCAAGATTCCTGAAACCAAAAACAGGGTTGACCAGCTTCCAAGCTACGAGATTGCCAAACGTGTTCTTTGCAGAACATTCGATGAACTGGGAGAAATCAGTTCTGGACTTCGCAGGCCTTACGTCATCGAGGGTCTGATCAGGACCGGAGAAGTGATGAACGTGATTGCTGCACCGAAGGTTGGTAAATCTTGGTTGGTGTACAACCTTGCTGTGAGCACCGCATGTGGAAGGGAGTTCCTTGGATACAGAGCAAGCAAAAACCTAAAGGTGCTCCTGATCGACAACGAGTTGCACTGGGAGGAACTTGCTTGGAGAGTACATCAGGTTGCAGGCAATATGGCCGCTAACCCTCACGATGCACTCACAGTCTCATGTGTGCGTGGAATGGACATCAGCCTTGCAGGGATAGAGAAGTTGCTTGATGAAATCAATGGAGAACAGTTCGACCTCATCATCATCGATGCCCTTTACCGAGTTCTTCCCAAAGGTGCATCAGAGAACGACAATGCACAGATGACTCAGTTGTACAACCGGATCGACCAGATTGCAGGGAAGAACAACACAGCGGTCATCTGCATCCACCACACAAGCAAGGGTGCTCAGGGAGGCAAAGATGTTACTGATGTCGGCGCGGGAGCCGGTGCGATCAACCGTGCCGCTGATACGATCCTGACTATTCGCCCGCATAGGGATGACCCATACTTCGTCATCAACGCGCTGACTAGGTCTGGGCAGAGTCCTGAGCCAATCGTGGCTGAGTTTGATTGGCCTATCTGGATGGTAGCACCCGATGTGACCCCTGAGCTACAGGATGACTCACCACCTAAGAAACAGTCTGCCAAAGAGGTGAACACTGCACTCTGCCTCGACCTGATCCGGCGCGACAGTGAAACAAGCCTAAAAGACCTTGCGTCCGAGACTGGACTATCCGAGGGTTCTATTCGGTCCTACTGCAAGCAAATGCAGGACGATGGACTCATTGAGATCGAGAAACGTCCGTACAAGCCAAGCATCATTCGGGACGCTTCAGATGCCCGCTCGGAATCCGAAGAGTGGCAACCGGAGTGACCTGAGCCTTTGCTTCTCGATCAATCTGAGCGACGATCTTCTTCGCTCTGGAGAAACCAGCGTCACCACCCCACAAGGCCCATGCTATTCGTCCATTGGACGGGTAGCCTTTCTCACCAGGGGAAAACCCCTCGGCCTTTTTGTCTACTTCGTGACGGGCAAAGAAACTGTAGGCTCTTTTCCAAGTGCTCTTGGAAAGCTTCTTGTCGTTGACGATCTGGCGAGCACGGGTTGCACCTACTTGGGTTCCACCTCTTCCATGCTCCTCCCTCCAAGCAATTCCCTTCTTTGCTTCCGAGATCATTCCGTTTGAAACACTGAGGTCAATCTCATTTTTGAACTGATCTGCCATCCTTGGCCCCGTTACCCCACTGCATCCTAATAAAACGGTTATCGTCTTGCGTAGCATGACGCCTTCGTGCTGCGTTGCTTTTGCGTTCGCTAACGTAAACGGCGAAGCATTCGCACGGCAACGAAGCGTCACCGCGACGATAACCGTTTTTTAGGGAAATGCAAGTGGTAACGGCAATTTGGTTGCAAGTGGTTTGGTGACAAGAACTTAGGACGCAAGATTTCGACCAAAAAGGCGTGACAGTCACAGGTGTCACAAGATTTTCCAGCAAGATTTGCTGTTGACAGAGGGTATTTGGGTCGAAGATACTGTTAATTCAATGAAACGACTCGCCTGCCGACCAGAGCACATCCCCTCCCCAGTGGCTGTTTTTGGTCGGCAGGTTTTTTACTTTTGGAGAGAAGAATGAAGGTTTGGAAGATTGATTGGGTTGACTCAAGTGGGCAGAGACAGTGCCGTTTTCGCAGTTCCAAGCGTACTGCACTTACTAGAGCAACGAGAGCAAACAAAGAAGCTGGGAGTTGCTCTGGGGACAAGGCCAAGCTAGATCACATCGAGATCCCAACATCTCGTTTTGAACTGATCGACTTTTTGAACGGACAGATGGATCTTGTCAGTAAGGAGGTGGAGTGATGATTGAGTTTTGGATGCTTGTGGTCGGGACCACTCTAATCATTGCAGGCTTGGTTCTTAAATCGAAAAGAGGGTGGTGATGAGAGAGTCACAATTTGAAAAGATGTGCAGATCGCTGAAAGAAAAAGACGCAGAGATCGAGCGTCTTAATGAACTCGTTGAAGCAGGCAAGGAAGATCGTAAGGCGATTGACGAACTTGTCGATGAGAACCGGCGACTTCGTGAGTTGCTGGAGAAGGCCGTGGTCTACTCCCACTCGATGCCTACTACGCTTGTCGCAGCAATCGAAAAAGAGGTGGGTGATGAGTGAGCACTGCACAGGAAAGAAGGCATACGGGTCTTATCGTGCTGCCACCCATGCCATGAGGCTAATCCGCAAGGGAAGCAGTAGGCACGAAGTTCCCAGCAGAGTGTATAAATGTGGATCTTGCGGGAACTGGCATCTGACTAGCTCCCAAGATGGATTCAAGGAAAGCAATGCAAGGAAACCGAAATGGACCCGTTCGAAAAGGTAGTGCGTCAACTTTTGGATAACCTGGAAACTCGACTTAACGAGGCAAGGGTTCAGCAAGACGAACGTCGATACGAAATTGTTTGGGACATCATGAAGGATCTGAAGCGTATCAGCGACAACGTCCTAGCAGAAGAAAAGCGGTGACAATGGTGACAATGGAATGGAATCCATTGTTTTCTTGGACATTTGGACACAAACGTCCGAGAACGTCCGAGAAACCGAAAAATCGTCGTAAGTCGTTGGCATCAAACGACTTAGGGCAAATCTGGGTGTCCGTATTTGAAAAGCGGAAAAACACAGATGGG